CGGAAACGGCCCGGCAGAACCCGGAGCTCGTAATTGAGCTGAAGTAATAGGCCACAGAGGTGGCCCGCGCCCTCAATAGCGCGTCATTGGGGACACCCTCCCCACATCCGGACTTGACACCGTCCGACTGTGAGGAGGGGTGTCCCACCCCGCCCCGCTCCTGTTGGCGATAGAGGCCATCAGGGGTAGGGGGCAAGGCACGACGGTGCTTCTGTACAACGAGAGCGGGGAGGCGTCTGACGAGACACCTTCCACCACGGTAACCCTCACTTCTACCACGCTAAACGTGGCGGAGGAGCGGCAGTGGCTAACTGCCGCCCCACCGGTGACCGCGACACTACGGCCAGTGGTCGATGGAAAGGGAGTGAGAGGGAAGAGAAAATGCGGTTTCAAGGGACAGGGGGATAGTACCCGCGAGGATTGTCTCTTTTGTCACGAAGCCATGAGGATCGGGCCCGTAGAGGGGCCGCGCGTCATGGCGGATGAAGGACATATCTGCGAGGTTAAGGCTCATAGAGCCGCAACCCTGGCCGAGAGACCGCAATGTGCGTTTGGGACGTCGGGCGATGTAGGAAACAATAGCCGCGTCGTGCATGACCAAGTGACATTTCTGTGACTCGGCTAGCAGTCGGCGGTTCTGCCCGTAGACACTATAGGATTGTCGCTTGGAGGTTTCGACAATCTTCGTGTCAACCCCGTCGAAGACGAGGAATGGTCCCGAGGAGGCAAGTGCATCAGGTAGGTCGATGTGTCGTTCCTTCTGCTCAACGCCGTTCCTCTGAGGCAGCCGGAGGTCATCAAGACCCTGGCCAACCACAGGAGGAATTGGATCACGGCGGAACTGGGTCACATAACCCCCACAGGCGAGCGTATACGCGAGTCCATCCATGCGGAAGTCCTCTGCATCATCGTCAAAGGTCCACTCAATGTGGCCTCGGGAGTCAAGTACATCATAGATGGACTCGACAATCTCATAGACGTTCGTTGCAGCTGGGACCGCCGTACGGCGGAGTCGCTTTAGCAGTCGTCCTGTTTCGGAAGCCGAGCCGCGTAGATACGCAGCCAAGCGCCGTTGAGGATCGGTGATCTGGAAGGGCTCCCCACAACTGTCCAATCCCAAACCGCCTAGATGGCGGTGGATGAACCAGTTGAGTTTTGAGCCCAACGACACACGTAGGAGCACAGGCTTCCATACGCGTACGAAGAGGGATGTCAGGCGAACCTTGTCTTCCTGGGAATGGTCCTGAATGAACTTCTTGTGCCACGCATCGCATGTTCCAAAGAACTCGTCGTCCGTCACCTTACGAGGAGGTGAAAGGACGGCGATCTGGACTTGCGGAATGATGGCATAGGAGCCAGTCAGTCCCAACTTCAGGTCGGCCTCGGTCGCACTGTCGTAGACGACATTCCTCCGATGTGTCAACATGATGGAGTTAATCTGCAAAAACTCGTTTGAAACGAAGTTCTTGCCAGGAGAAGGG